CGGCAGAGACATCGGGGAAGTCGATCATCGGCTTGTCTTCAACCATCTTGGTCATCGGGCGAAGGATGGTTACAATCTGGTTGGGACTGAACGCATCACCGCCGACAGCGGCATCTTGAAGGGAACGTGCGATGGTCGAGTCAACGTAACGCTGCTCGGCTGCTTCTGCACGGGCCTTCAACTGACCGAGTTCGCCGGTGAACTTGTCTTCGAGTTGTTTCTTTTCGAGCTTCGCCTGCTCTTCCTTGGTGCGCAACTGCTTGCGCACGTCTTCCAAGGACTCTTCGAGCTTCCCTCGCTCTTCCTGGGTCAGCTTGGCGCTGGTGAGGGTGTCCGATAGCTGCTTTTCGAGCTTCTGGAACTGCTGCTGGTGCTTTCGCTTGTCCTCGGCGAGAACCTTGTTGAGTTCGTCCTGAGTGAACGTCTTGGGCGGATCACCGGCAGGCGGATCACCGGCAGGCGGATCGCCTGCTTCACCTTCAAAACACGAGACCAACGCGAGGGAACGATACAAATCAATCTTCATTCAAAGAGTCCTTCCCCTATGTAGACGTTACGGTCCCTGGACTAGGGTGATCCAGTGAACCACCCGGCAGAAGTGCCGGTTGAAAGACGTGCAGAGGGTCTGTTTACGACAGGCCGAGCACGCGGAGAATTTCGGTTTCAACTGACGCCAAGTCGTCTTCGATCGCAGCCTCGCGGGCCAACGCGCGGAGCACATCTTGACTCGGCAGGTTTGGATTTGTTTGACGATTGCTACCAATAGTGATGGCCGTGGCAGCTTCGCCTTGAGCAGGGATGGTGCCAGCGATCGCACTGCAAGCTTTCAGAATCGCCCAGGCGGGTCTGGCTGTCTGACCCTCGGTCGTCGTGGACTCATCGCCAGCCGTGCCGCCACCGGTAAGTCCCGTGCCGTCAATCACGACTTCACCGTGGTTAGCACCGGTGACTGAAGCACCGCTGTAGGTGAACACAACCGGAGTCGTGGTCAACGGGCCACCAGTTACGGCGATGTCGCCGGCCGTGAAACCTGTAACCACGCCATCGGCAGCCGTGTCGATCGCGGTCTCGATGGTCGCCGCATTGGCATCGTGGGCAATGGCTGCCGTGGTGAAGGTCTCACCGTTGGCCAGTACAAATTCCAGCGTAAAATCGCCACCGCTCACGGTGCCGCTATAGATGGCGATCGACTGCACTTCGTCGGTGACGCCGGTGCCGCTCGGGTAGTCGATGTCACCTTGCAAAGCTTCCAAGCCTTGAAGGCTGCGGACCAACATCTTGTCGATGCTGACCCTGCCGTCATCGACGCCGAGGTCAATCGACTGTGCGTTCGCCAAAATGTCTGTGTAAACACCCATTCCGCTGTCCTCTGTTGTTAAGCTGCTGTTGTTACGTGCTTAGGTCTGTTTACGACAGGCCGAGCACGCGAAGAATTTCGGTTTCAACTGCCACAAGGTTGTCCTCGGCGGCGGCCTCTCGGGCCAGCGCGCGGAGAACATCTTGACTAGGTAGATTCGGGTTGGTGTGGCGATTGCTGCCGATGGTGATTTCCGTGGGAGCTTCACCTTTGGCGGGGATGGTGCCGCCGATTGCGCCGCAAACCTTTAAGATCGCCCAGGCGGTTCTGGCTGTCTGAGCGGCTGTGACAACAGATACTTCACCGGCCGCAGCGGGTTCGCCTTCAGCACCGTCAGTGATTGTTGTTACCTCACCCATCAGGCCGTCACTAATCGTCCAATCATCGGCGGCGATATAAACGGTTGAATTGTCCCCCTCTCCGTGAAGATTCCTCATGCCGCCCCTAGTATTACCGGCAATAGAGGAATCGGTAACAGAAAGTTCTAGCACCCCTTTATGCTCACCGGAGATTGTCGATCCAACACATGCTAATTTTATGTTCTCGAACGTGTTCGGGGTCGGCGTAATGCTCTTAGTATCAAGCAGCGTAAAACTACCTGCTACACACTTGAAGAGGCTCAGTTCTTCCTGTGGATGCCAGTGCGCATGTAGCAGATAGAATGTGGCATCAGACGTGTGGTGTCTGGCACAGACGCCGCCTACAATATCGAGGGCACCACTACCACCGACGAATTTTACACTGGCCTGTACGTGATGGTTGGCCGAGGCGACATCGTGTTCAGCACGTACCCGTGAGACAGTGGCCGCAGTTGTTCTGTACTCGTTATTTGCTACTTTGGCATCACCCTCGACCTCAGTCCAGGTTAGATTCGGGCCGAGCGTGGCGCTGTCTGCTGTATCAAAATCCTCAATGAACGTCGTTCCTGGCAAAATCGGCGTATCATCAGGAACACCGGCCGGCTGGAACATCTCGTATGGTAGCTGGTACTCCTTGACCCACATGCCCAGAACCTCACGATGTAGGTCCTCAGACTTAAGATTGTCGTCATAAATAGCTTGGTATTCGCCCCGTAGCGTCTCCAATACTGGCTCCCGAACGGCAGCATCCAAGGGATCAAACTTGTTGCGGTAGATTACCTGCCCGCCCAGTTGAATCGTATGCCACAGGTTGCGGCCCGGAATCAACGTTTTGACCCGGCTCTCTCCGGTCGGGTCAGACTGATGGATCAATGTGTGCGCAAGGATCAGGTCCAACCGATCTACTTCCAATGACACCTTAAGCGCGGACTCATACAGCAGCCTTGCTTCCGAGGCCACTATCAAGTCCGGGCCGCCGGACCCCAGAAGCGTGTACTCCGAGTCCAGCGTCGTTATGTCTTCGGTAACAAACAGCCCAAACCCTGTCGGGTCCAGTTCTATTTGTTGCGGACCGCTGCGTAGGTCAATAGCGCCTACAGCACCTACTGGCCAATACCAGCCCGTTATTTGCCCCACGGTCCCATAAATATACGGGCCTATCCAGTATTTCATGTTAGGTCACTGAATCGAGAATAACAATCTGCGGCCAATCAATGCCGGCCACAGAGTCACCACTGAATGTAAGCACTACAGGCGTCGTGGTCAGAGGCCCACCTGTAATAGCAATATCGCCGTTTGTCCACCCGACGATAACGCCTGTTGCGGCGGCGTCGATCGCGGCTTCAATAGTGGCCGCGTTGGCGTCGAAGGCAATGGGGGCGGTCGTGAATGACGCTGGTAGTTCGATTCTGAAAGTCCCGCCTGTCACTGCTCCGTTATACACGTCGATTTCTTGGACTTCGTTTGCGCCACCACCTTCGAGCAAGCTATCATCTATGGTGCAAAGACCATGAGTCTTACTAGCCACAGAGTCACCGCTGAATGTCAGCACGATAGGGTCGGTGGTCAACGGGCCACCAGTGACAGCGATGTCACCGGCCGTATAACCTACAACAACTCCATCAGCCGCCGTGTCGATCGCGGACTCAATGGTGGTTGCAACGGCGTCGAACGCAATAGGTGCAGTCGTGAAGCTCACACCGCCAAACAGGTTGATCGTGATCTCGAACGTGCCGCCGTCCGTGCCCGCCGAGTGCTCGGCGATTTCCTGCACTTCGTTAGTGGCTTCAGTGTCGCTCGGGTAGTCCGCATCACCCTGCAAGGTCATCAAGTTCCGAAGGCTTCTGACGACCGTCTTGTCTCGTGCGATGCGGAGATCGTCGTGCCCACCAAGATCAATCGTAAGGGCACTGGCCAAAATGTCTGAATAGACACCCATTCCACTGTCCTCTGTTGTTAAGCTGCTGTTGTTAAGCTGCTGTTGTTACGCTACGAGATGCGGGCCAATCGGACCGCATCGTCGTCGCGAAGAAATGGGCGGATCAGACGCCACGCCAGGGCGTTTGGTACGCCATTGATGATGTGTTCGATAGGCACTTGGCTGCGAGAGTACGTTGTTCGTACTGACTCATAACCTTGTGACACGATCCCGAGGTTTTCTAACTCAAGCTCGGGGTCTTTGCCGTCGAGAAGTGAGTGAGCAATTTCGTAGCACGCTATTTGGATCGCGTCCGGCACTTCATCATCAGCCCCGCGAGGGAACTCGCGTTCTTGTGCTGCTTCGGCCGCCCGAATGTCTTCGTCTTCCGCATCGGGGTCTGCATCGAGCACTGCATGAACCGTGGCCTTGTAGCCTTTGTAGTTCAGCGTGTCGATGATCAGCGTTGCGGCCCACAGTGCTTTAGGTCTGTCGCTGACTCTCGCATTCGACCACGCGCTTTCGTGAAGGCGATGGTCGAAGTAGTCTTGAGCCTCTTGCAAGGTGCCGTAGTAAATGAAATCCATAAAGACCCCTATGAATTGTTAGAACGACACAATTCCATCCACACGGCACCGTCGTAAAGAAGAACGATCGTGTCGCTTGGACTATTCATCGTGAAGTCGCCGGCACATTGAATGTTGCCTACGCTGTCATCAACAATCATTGCGTCCGAGCCAACGGCAACCTTCAAGACGAGAACGTCGCCCTCTGCACCGCCGTTTATTGTTCGCAGAGAGCGTTGTGCTGCCGTACCAGTGCAAGTCACCTGATGGTACGAACTGGTTATCGCGATGGCGTTAGCCGTCAGAGTTAGTGCGGACCCGACTTCGCCAAGATTCAGCTTCGAGCCAACGGACACAACATTTGGCACTGTAACAACCTTGAACTCATCAGGTGCAAGAATCGTAAGTAGCTTTGCCATTACAGCACGATTCGAGTGCCGATTGTGATCTCAAGCTCGGTCGTTGACTTAGCCGTGCCGACCGGGGCGATCACATGCCCGTCTGCGGTGGGCGGCGTGGTTGTGAGAGTGCCGGGCGTTGCAGCGCTGACGTAGTAGCGAGCACCAGTGGTCAGGCCACCGACCTGTCCGGTGACCGCATCCCATTGACCTGTCGTAGCGGTCAACCGGCCGTCAGTCAGGACGCTACCCGAGGCTGCGTCCGCGATGCTGATGTCCAGGACTAGGCCGAGGACTCTCGCAGTTGCGAGTGCATTAGCTTGTGCTTTGGCGGCCTCGTTAGCTGTGGCAGTCTGGTAGACGGGCGTGCCGACGACGAGTGGGCCACCGGTGTTATTGGTGACTTGAATGATGTCACGCTCGTCGATGTAGTCGGTTAGAGCGAGACGTTCGATTTCACCGGTGGTCGTGTTGATGACCAGAGGTCGCTGGACAGCCATGATTTGCCCCTTACAGTTTTATGGATGTGCCAATTGATACGTCCAACGTGTTCGGACCATGCGCCCGACCAACCGGCAAGATGTAACCAGACGAGGCGGGCGTCGTGGACAGCCCACCGACCCCGCTTAAAAAGTACAGCGAGCCGACCGTGAGATGTACTTGTCCCGTAACGTGTTGCCACGAGGACACGAATACAAAGCCACGACTGGCATACTCGCATTGCTGCCCTTGCAACGCATCGTTTATCACGACGCCGATTGCGCCACCTAGCAGCGACGACGCACGCTTCAGTCCAGTCGGCAACAGTTGGATTACTTGGCCGGCTTTCAAGTTTTCAATCGCGACATTGTTGAATGTGTCGGTCGCGTTCAGATGGCCTGCACGAACCTTGTGGCCCGGTAGGAGCCTCTCTTTTAGAATCCGTTCCCAGTCATCGTTGTCGAGCCAGTGTGCCACTGGAAATCTCCAGGGATCACCCCTTTTAGATTGCGACCCAGGAGTAGCCTTGATCGGCAGCGCCGCCGATGACCCACACCTTGTCGAGTGTGTCCACAGCGATTTCCACGAACTCACCGGCGTCAAGCTCGAACCCCGCATCAACAGCTACGTGCTCGGAGCTACCGACATAGATGTTGTTGCCGTTGGTCAAGTCGGCCTTGATTCGGACACCCTTTGCCAGCTTCGCATTATCGTTGTAGAGCCTCGCAGCGGTGCCGCCCACACTGCCGTGGCCGGTTTTGAACTCAGCGTGACTTTCTTGCTCAATACGCATTGGTTATTCCTCAGCCGTCGCGCGGCCTTCGCCACGGACAGGTTTCTTGGTAGTGCTGTTAAGATCGGTGTTCCTGGTTGCTTCCTTCTCTTCCTTACCGGCATTGCCGTTAGCAGAGAGGTCCGAAACACCACGAGATGCTGGATCACCCGCTCCGCGAGCGATGCCTTGTGCCTTTGCGATCTCGGTCGCACGTCGGATGTGATCCTTGCGAGCAACCAGATGCTCGTCATCATCGAAGCCCAGTGCGATCGAGGCGGTTTGTTCGCCGACCAGACCAGCTTCCTTGGCTTCGATGATGGTTTTTGGATCACTTGTCGTGTACGGCGCTGCGTCGATCTCGGCGTGAATCTTCTTCAGCGTGTCAGCCTTGATCTTCTGGCCGAGAAGAACGGTTGTAATGTTCTTCGAGATTTCGCGTTTGGCCACCCGGCTCGGGATTGTGTGGATAAGTTTCCCAAGCTTGTCCGCTTCTTCGATGCGGTCGGCATCGGTCTTGAGCGAATACTTATCCGGGTACTTGATCGTGGCGACTTGCCGGCGGCTGGGTGTACGCTCTTCGTAGGCACTCCAGAAATCCGTGATCCGTCGCTCGCCGCCTTCCATGACCAGACCGATATAGGACAGCCCGGCGTCGAGACCCTCGTTGTCCACCTTCTTGGACTCGGCCGAAACTCGGCTTCCGAGGTTTACGATCGCTAGGTTGACCAGCTTGCGGATGTCGCCTTCCAGCTTGTCCTGGAGCTTCATGCTCGCTTCAAGCGGCGCTGACGGCGGTGCAATAAAGCCGGGGCGCTCGACGCTCGTGTCGTAGTAACGACCCTGCGTCGTGCCCACCTTCATCACTTCGTCCGCTGCACCTTGACCACCTTGGGTGGCGGTGCCGTCCGAGGCGACTCGCTTCAGGTGGGAGCCTACGGCTCGCAGGTCTCGCTGCTCAGTGTAGAACGGGAAGTTCGACTTGAGAGCGTAGTTCACGTCGCTCGACCCAAGGTTGAGCAATGCGATCTGGTGGTCTGCCACGTCCTTGATGAGGCTGTCGCCGATGTCGAACAGCACGAACGGAATCCGCTCGATCTGTAGTTCGATCGGGCCGCTGGCGTTACCGTCGCGATCAATCAGGTTTCCATCCAGATCGTAGAACTGGATGTTGACCTTACCGGTCATCTGGTTGATGTAGACCAGCCGGTATCGCTGAACGGAGTGCAGCGGGAGCCAGGTGTCTGCGTCGTACTGCATCACGGTGTCCCGGAGCAGTAGCGATTGAAACTCGGACGGCTCTTCCGGCTTCGCACAGTTGTAATTCAGGATGTCTTCGACAGCGTAGCTGTAAAGATACGGCCGCGTCTTTCGTGACTCGGCCAACGTAGTCAGGCTGCCAATCTCTGGTGCGTCCACGTACACGCCGACTCGGCCCATGACGAGCAGATCGGAGAGGCACTTATTGCCGAGGAAGTAGTTCATGCTACTTCCACGGTTGTCAACGCCCATGTTCTCGCCGTCGATCGCCTGTTGGTAAGCGTCACTGCCATCCTTGCGGATGACATCGCTAAGGCGTTGAAAGATAGCGTTGCGGATGTCGTTGATGGCCGACTTAGCAAACGTCGGGATCGGCGTCATCGACTTCCGATCGGCGAAGTCGTTCAGGTCTTCGCGAGTGTCGAATCGACGCAGGTATCGCTCGCGATATTCATCACCGCCGCGATACGTCATTCGCCACTTATCCCAGTCGCCCATCTGGGCGAGGAAGTTGGGGTGGCGACTGTCGATGATGTTGAACATTTCACTCGCCATGATGCTTCCTCAATTACAGAAACTTTCCTACGTCTTCGCCCGTCGTAATAGAGGCGGCGAGTGGTAGACCGATCTCGGCGTAGTTCAAACTGTGTGCGAAGTGATCGGCCGCCGTCTCAACGAATGTTGCAACGGGGTTGTTATCTTCGTCGCGCACATAAGTCCTCACGAGCGCTTTCATGTGCTCGCGGTATTCCAGGGACACATCGGCCGGCAGTTTGATTCGCTTGGTTCGGAATCGGCCGAGTGAGGCGGTCAACCAGTTCGTGCGATCAACTGTCGCCAACGGTGCGTCGGTGTCTTCCTCGCTGATCGCGATTTCTTTGCCGACCTTGCCTCGTCGATACCGACATAGGTACACGTAACCTGGAAACTCTTTGGCGAAGCGTCTCGCTTCATTGATCTGCGGGTCGGCGTCGATGACACAGGCCAAGACCTGCCATTCCGACATAAGCTCACGTAACGTGTTCCAGTCGTCTTCCAGGAACTTACCGTGAGCGAGTACCTTGCAGTGGGCTGCTACGTTGATGTCGTTGGCGAGTTGGTCAACAAACCACTCGCAGACCGTGTAGTAGTTCCACTTGCCCTGGTCAACGCCCATTGTGATGAGCCGACCACTGGTTCGCGGCCGATCATCATTCATCGTGTGTCGGCCGATAGCGTCTTCGATCTGGCCGTCTGTGACTTGTGCGCCTTCGCCTATGTACGGCAGCCCGAGCTTGGAGTTGTTGAACTCTTGGCAGGCAGCTTCGTCGCCCAACCCTCGGAAGTGGGCGACGACGATTTCGCCCGGCGACACAGTGAACGAGTAAAGCTGGTTGATGTAGAACGAGCGGATGTCGAAGTTGGGGTTCTCGGCGAATGCCTTCCACACCCCTTCGCTCAACCAGTCGATCTTCTCTTTGTGCTCCAGCCGGCCCTTACACTCTTTGCACTTCAGGTACGACTCTTGGCAGCGAACGTCGTGTACCGACTCACCGATCAACTCGATGCAGTCCGGCCACACCAGTTCTGTCCATCGCGAGCAGCGTGGGCACTTAAAGGTGAAGTGCTCTTGCGTGCCGGTGAGGTAGAGGCCGTGGATGCGTTTGTTGGGAATCGTCGGAGTCGAGACGCCCCACACGCACTTGCGAGTCTGGCCGCTCAATCGTTCGAGAGCGAGCCAGATTTGCTTCTGATCCATTTCATCCAACTCGTCCAGGATCAGTTCCGAGACGGGGATGGACTTCAGGTTGCTGTCGCCGCGCGAGCCTCGGATGTAGAGGTTCGTCGTGCCGGCCTGCTTCAAGTTCACCGTGTTCGTGTCGGTGAACAGGTCGTTGAGGTACTTGCTTAACTTCAACGCCACGCTGAACCGGCCCTTGGAGAAGTCCGAGGCGTTCAATGAGGTCGGCAGAACGTACAGCACGTCACGCTTCAACTGATCGAGCACGTAGAAGGCTCGATTGATCGCAACTTCAGTCACACCCATCTGGGCGGACTTCATCGCGTAGTTGAACGACGCTTTCGAGTCGTGCATGTCCCGGACCCACGGGTGGTGTACCCACGAGTAAGGTCCAGGGAACGGCTCTCCCATGATGCGCCGCTTCGACGCCCAACGAGAGCAGCTTGTGAGTGATCCACCCACAAGCCCGTCTGCGATTGTGCGCTTTAATTCATCAAGCAGCGTGCTCATGCAGGACTCGGTTGTAACCTCAGCAACCAAGCCGCTGAGTAGGCATTTGTAAACAGAGACCGCAAAGAAGCGGGTTCGCCTTGGGTGGCTCAGATGAGTTGGGCTTGGCGTTCGTCCCGCGCGGTCTCGTATGCGGAGTTATTTGTTGCTCTTGCTGATCTCGGCCTTGATTTGGCTGACAATCTTCTGAGCACTTTTGTTGTCATCGACAGCGATGACCTCGCCAATATCGACGACGAGATCGAGGTCGGTCGGCGGTGTGACCACGGGCGTCACGACGGACGGCGTGGGCTTCACGATCGCTTCCGAGGCTGACCGTAGCTGCCGAAACTCGACCGGCTTCGCGACAGCTTCCTTCACGACATCACGGGTGATGACCTTGCGGCTGTTGTCGAGATACTCGACTCTGGCTGACACTT